TTGATCTTGGTGTTGTGGCCGCTCTTGGTGCGGCCGCCGCGAGCATACTTGTCAAGCCGTCCGCCTGACTTTTTGCCCTCGGCTTTCATGTCGTGGTGCTTCTCATGCTCCTTCATGAGTTTGCCGAACAGCTTGCGGTCTTCCGCCTCGTCCCCATGATGCTTGACCTTGCCGCCGCGCTTGTAGCCCTTCATGAAATGCTTGGCGCGGGCATGCCCATGGTCTTCTTCATTATGCTTTGAGTGCGGGTGCGCCATGGCTATTTCCCCTTGGGGTGACGACCGGTGCGGTCGAAGTTTCCATCCGGATAGTTCTCGCCGGTCTCGTTATACATGCTTGGCTCGCCAGCAGCCGAACCCCTGACCCAGCCTTCGGGCTGGTTGGAATAGGCAGGCTCGACCCGCGCATCGACACTGAATTGCGGGGCTTCTTCCGACGTTGCCAGAAGCGGCCGCTCGTTCGGCGCACCATAGCGCTTGATGGCATGCTCGACGCCCCACTTCTCCACGTCGCTGGCATGCCAAGGGGCCTGCGCCTTGACGTTCTTGATGTCTTTTTCCCTCACTTTGAGCCTCCCTGCGCCGCCTTGGCATCGATCTTGTGATTGACCATGCCGCGACCCATGGGCTGGCGTGCCTGCTCGAAGATTTCATTCTCCGTGGGTCGGACTGGAGTACTGCCTATCTCGGTGCTCTCGATCCCCGCCGCGTAGCGCTCATGCGCCTTGTCGTGACCCCAATGGGTGGCTGTCTTGACTTTCATGATCTGAATCCCTTCACACCAAATTTCTTGAGGCCCTTAACAAAAGACAGCTTACGCTTTCTATTCCATCCCATCCATTCTTCATAAGTCACCCCGAACATCCACTCAATCCCATTCGGAGTTTTGCTTGTCCAATTGAACATCTTCTTTGGATTCTCCGCGATGAGTTTGTCCAAAGAGTCAACCGCCTCCCGTATGGTCATACGCATATGATCCATCAACTAATCCTTCTTTGTCTTAGTTGATTTCTTCACCTTTGCCAATGCTCTGGCGGCTTCCAGTTTGGCGGCATGTAGTTCTCTTGCATGCTCCATATCCTGTTCATGCTTCTGCCGCTCACGTTCCATCTTGGAACGGTGGATTTCATCTTCGCGATCCAGATCCAGTTGGGTCTTGATATGGCCGCCGGCCGCTTCATGTTGGGCCAGCATCCGCTCATGCAGAGCATCAGCCCGATTGTGTGCCAATTCCTGCATCTTGTCCAAGTTGGCATGATGCCGGTCCTGCGCCGCCTCGGCGGCTCCCATGGCCAGTTCATGTGCCTTGGTGGCTGCCGATAGCCGCATTTCCTGTGCGGCCTTCTCCGCATCCTGCTGCACCTGCATGCCGTGGATAATGCGTTCTTCCTCTATCTTCATCTGTTCGAGTTGCAGTTTCATCTGCTCGATCTTCTCACGTGAAGCCCTATCCTGTGCCTTGTCGTTGATGGCCGCTGCCTGCGTGGCGGCTTTGATCTTGGTTTCCAGTAGCTGGATCTGTGCCTGATTGCTCTGCGCCTGCGACTTCTGCTGGATGGCCTCCATGCGCGGGTCGGGCGGCGGTTGCGCCGGTGCCGGACGGAACAGACCTTCGGCATCGATGTCGGCAATGCGCAGCACTCTTTTCTCCACGGCAATCGGGTCGTAAAGCAGCGGCGAGCCCTTCTGCAACTCCTTCAGCGCCATGGCCTTGACCATGCGATGCAGCGAGGTTGGATTGTTCGGGTCGGCTACCGGGACAAGTTCGCACTGGTCCAGTGCCTCGATGAACTGTTCCTTCTTCCATTCGTGCATGGGTTTCTTGTTGTGCCGCCAGAAGGCTTCCGGGTCTTCCCTAAAGCGCTCCTTCAACAGCTTGAACTCTTCCGCCTGCGCCGCATGCAGACGCTTGTGCGCACTATCGAGAACCTTCGATGCCTGTTCCAGTAAAGCCAGCGTGGTGCCGACCGGAGCATCCTGTTTCCCTTCCCCAACACTGACATCCGGCGTCGAGGCGAGTTGGCGGCCCATTTCCTCGACATGCTGGATGAAGTTGTTGAACGAGGGGCCGACTTCCTTGTACGGCAACGGCATGATGGCATCGCGGATATTGGCCTGCGAGCCGATATCGAGACCGACGCCGCCGCCGGGCGGGACGCGAAACTGGTTGCTCAGTTGTCGTCCAGCCCCTTTAGCAAAGAGGAAGCCGGGGAAGTTGGCGAACATGCCAGCATCCAGCATCTCACGCCAAGCCGCAGTAAGTGCATTTGTTGTGTTGCCCAGAAGATGAATAAAGCCAAGACCATAGAATCCCAGGCCGCGAATGAAGGGAAATTGCACAAAAAACCGCTTGGCGAGGCATTGTTTGTCATCTTCGTTCCAGTTGCGCCGCACACAAAGGACATGTCGGCTGTCCTTCTCGATGGTCACGCAATAGGGCAGCGGCAGCCCTTTGTCCTTGAACTCGTCCGGCGCATATTCATTCAGGTCCAGTTCGCAGTAGCATTCATAGACGCTGTAATCGCGGTCCTCCGGCCGCCGTTGCACCGAGGTGATGCCGGCGACTTCCTCCTTTTTCTTTTCCACAGGATTTTTTTGCTCGGGTGGCGGCGGGCTCAAATCGACATCCCGATAGACTTCCAGGATCTGCATGCGGCGCAAGGTGGACTGGCGCATGCGGATATGGTGGGTGACACGCCCGCAGTTCTGCAGGTCGGTCGCGGCATTGGAGATAATCAGGTCCTCGGCATCGATGCTCTCGGACACCGGACGACGGCGCAGCGGGCAGTTGTAGACCTTCTTGAAGCCGTCGCCGCCGAAGCCGATGTAGAACAGCATCCTGTCGGTATCCGGCACGTACTCCGCCGCCGTCACCGTCAGGTAGTGGTTCATGTCCTTTTCAAGCGCTTCCGCGAGTTCATCCTTCTTGGACATCGTGTCGAGAAGTTCGGGGATGGTTCCTTCGGGCGGAAGAGTAGAATCGTTTCGTACTTTGACTGGTCCAGAGGCTGGCAGGAGTTCACCCCTAGCCGTCGCCTGAAAATTGACGGTGGAGGCAAGCAGGAGTGGATGACGGACATTGGACATCCCCTCCAATGGAGCGGAGTTGTTCGAGCCGAGGTCGGCCTTGGGCTTTTCCAGTTTCAGGCCGAGCAGGCCGATGCCGAGGGTGCGGGTCTCCAGCCAGTCCTTGCGCGACTCGTCGTCGACCTTGATGCCTTCCAATAGAGAACTGGCAATCTCCATCAGGTGCGTCGGGTCCATCTCCAGGGCGAGATTGCGATAGAACTCGCCGTTGTCCCCCGCATCATCCTCATCGTCCGGCGCGTCGAGGTCGATAGTGATCGACCCATCTTCGTGCTCTATTCTTATTGTCGGTTCGTTGCCCTCGCGTTCCCGGTTAATTCCATTGGTCACCGAGAGGTTGTGAGGAATAATACCCGGCGGCGGGTCATTCAGCGGTAAACTGCTGTCATCAATAGCCATTTAATCACACCGGATAAAGCGGTCGCAGCGCGCCAGAACTATGATAGCGCAGACTTTCCTCGACTTCCATCTCATGTTCGGCACGGCGCAGGACAAATCCGGTATCTCTTAAATAGCGCAAAGCCTGCGTCGTCGTATCGACCAGGTCGTCCTCCGACCCTCGGGGAAACAGCGCGCACTGCTTGATGACCATGTCGGCCCATGCCTTGTCCGGCGCATAGACCATCTGGTCGGCGAACATGTGCTGCACCGAGATGGCCCTCGCGGTCTTGTCACCGTATTGCTTGGGGTCGATGATTTCGATGCCGAGACGGCCGCTGCCGCGAAACATGCGTTCAAGTTCCTGCGCCACCGCCTGCCCGTTGGCCTTGCCTTCAATCAGCAACCTGTCCACCGGAAACCTTGGATGCGAGGTCGGTGACGGGCTGGGGATGCAGGTGGCAATGACCTTCTCCACCAGGTCGCCGAAATCGAGATGCCCCTTCCATGCCCACAGCAGCATGATCTTGGGATTGCCGCTGATCTGCCGCAGCGTCTGTCCCTGCCGGGGCATCCAGAGGATTTCCTGCTCGACATCCTTGAGGATTGTATCCTCGCGGAACACCCCCCAGACCGTCAGGGCGGAAGGGTTGTTTTCATCCTTGGCCGTCATAGCGGTGTCAAGCGAGGCCAGTATGAACTCGAAGGTGGGATACTTTTCCTCGCGCCAGAGTTGCCAGAAGTGGTCCTTGATGATGGACCCGCCTCTGGGGGCGGGCATCTGCTGGTACTGGCCGGCCCAGGCATAGGGACCCTTGTCCCGCTCCAGGTCGTCGGTGATCTGCTCGGGAAAGCGGGACGGCCAGGCCAGTTCGCCGTCTTCGCTGCGCTTGTCGTTCCATGTCTTGTCTTGCCCGGTTTTCGGGTCGTAACCGATGATGGTGGTACAATGTCTAGAGGGGTC